GGGTAGTAGTGAGCGGGGCCAGTATGATTGTGGCTGGTCTCGATGTGGTCGCTAAGATTACGCCAAGCGACAAAGACGACAAGGCTCTTGATGCTGCCAAGCGCGGGCTCGGGTTTGTGTCGGCTGTTCTGGATAAGGTTTCAATCTGGAACTGGCAGAAGAAGTAAGAAAGCAAAAGCCCCCGATCATGGGGGCTTGTTTTCATGTTCTATTTTGGTTATCAACCATCCTACCTAACATCTCCACCCTTTTTTCAGCCCATGCCACCAAGTATCCAGCAGTTCCGGTAATGTCGCCAGTGGGAAGTATTTGCTCGCTCATTCGTCTACATCCGAGCCAGTTTCTAACCTCTTTCGCCACCCCTGCCGCAGCAATGTAGTCACCTGATGACATGGCAGCAGAGTATCTGTCGCATATTTCGCTGTAAAATTTTTCAGCTGACTCCATCACTCACCCCTTATTGCCTTTGCCACCTCAAGCAGCGCCATTGACACGATACACCCAGTCAGCAGTATTGACGCGCTAATGTCGTGCCCCATCTTGATTGATACGAATGCGAACACCAGCCCCATTACTGCGAAAAATGCGTTAATTGCCATTTGAAATCCTTTTATGCCAAATCGAACTCGCTCACTTTCTCGTCAATCCACGCCGTGTAAGTCTGTTGCGCTATTGCTAGGTCTGCCGAGTCGATATCGCTAACCATCAAGGCTGCCCCCATTAGCTTTACGCAGTATCCGCGGTCATCCAGATACAATGCGCATTCGGCGGCCTCTTGCTCACCCCTGAATCGCAGCTTGAACTTCATCATTCCTCGGTCTTGTTTGATACTTTCCATCTTCCATCATCACAACAGGATCGAATTGATCCCACGAGTCAGCGAAAATCTTTGTCGCTATGTAGTCGCTAGGTTCATCCGCCGTGGTGGCTATCCAAGCCAGTGTGAGCACTTGAGAGATATTGCACTCTCTTACCATCCAGTCATAATGCGCCTCTGATAGAGCCCTGTTTACCTCGCTTTGGCGGCATGGGCTGAATGATAGCGCCATCGACTTGAGATAATCCCCGTCAACCGGATGGCGACAAAGCGCATAGCACACAACGCGCCACGGCAGAACCGCCCGCTCAACTGCCTTTGCCGCCTCCATGCTGATTCCGCATGGCTTTCCGTTCATGTCGTGCGGCTGAACTTTTTCTCCAGTTCCGTACACGCTCGAGAAGTAGCGCGATTTTGCGGTGCGCTCCGCCAGCTTGATTGACCTGAGACGGGCGCGGTCTTGCTGCTGCTTTGCTGTTAGTCTCCACATGACTCCCCCAACAAGATCCTTAATTCTCTGCACGGCCAGCTTGCTAGGTTTTCGCTCGCCTGATTCCCAGTATTTGACAGTTCTAGCTGATACCAGCATCAACTCTGCGAATGCCGCTTGAGATAGGCCCAGCTTGCGCCGAGCCTGTAAAATTTGGTTTGATGTCACTTTTGCTCCTTCAATTTTGCAATCCGCTCTTTTGCGGTTGAGTATGCCCAGCACTTTGCCTCTTCTTTGCTTTTAAAGCTCTTGGAGCGCTGCTGTACACCAAACTCAACCCACTCACGTTTAACCATTCTTGCATTCTGTACGTATGCTCTGAAATCAACTCCGTTATCACGAAAGCCAACGATGTAACCAATCCTGCGACCTTTTCCATCCAGCTCGCCTGCATCCATGTAACACTCGAAGATTTCACCGTATTCGTCCATCATCATCACCTTTCTTGTTTTTGGCCTGCCTTATTGCCTGCCCTTGAATACATAATAGTGAACACAGTTCACCATTGCAAGGGTTTAATACAAAGATTTTCGACCAAGCACCAGAGCCCATTTATCCCCGCCGATTGGCGAGTTGTTGCACTTCTCCCGCCTGTTGTTGCCCTCTATGCGCCCCTGCGCAATCAGCGATCTTGCGCAACTAGATGCCTTCATCTTGCCTATACCAAGCTCTTTCGCTATCCGGTGCTGACTCAAGCCCTGCTTGTGCAGTGCCTCATATTCATCGAGCGGCAGAGTGTAGATTGGCAAATCCTCACCCTTGCTTCGGTGATAACTCAACATGTTGCTTATCTTGTGCGCTGTGCTGCCAACCTCTCGTGCGATCTCCTCGTTGCTCATGCCAGCCTTTGCGAGCGAGATTATCCGCTGAGTTGATGCGGCCAGCTTCTGCGCCACCCTTCGGTGTTCGCTCCTGGCTACTGGCGGGATATTGATGCCGCGATGACGCAACCTGTTAACAACGCACTTCACATAAACTCTATCTAGTTTCAGCTTCTCAGCTGTCTGCGCATACGTCATGCCGTCAATTGTGCATTGGGCTATCTTCGCGCAAACCTCGGTCATACTGAACCCCATAAACTCAATCATGCTCACGAGAATACCTCCACACTACGAACTTGCTGCACTTCAAATGATCCTTCGCCAGCGTCCGATTGCCGCCGCAAATCTCGATGGCCTCCATCACCGCAATCCGCGATAGGAGGTGCCACGCCTCTCGGTACGCCAGGCTTGATTCGATTGCCTTGGCTGGAACCTTGCAGCGCTTGCGCACTGTGTCTCTGTGTACCCGAAGCTGCCTTGCCGCTGCCGCCTGGCTGCCGTAATTCTTGATTAGAGCCGCACTGATTAGGCCATCAAGTACGCGATTCTTAATGCTTTCAAGTGGCTCGCCGTTACGCACGGCGGCCAATGTTATCTCTGTTATATGCTCCATCACCACTCCATCAATTTCATTTTCTCATTTCGATCTGCTGATTATCTCAATGACCCGTGGAAATATTCTGGCATCTATATCGTCCATCAGGTGCTTTAGCTCGTTGGCTATTTCGAGCTTGCGAGCTAACCATGCGGCGTGAGCTTCGTCTGGCGTGGAGAAGTAGCCAAGGTGCTCCCTCTTACCGAACGGATGACGGCACCGAGCGTCAAACTTCCTTATCCCCCTATGGAAACAAACTCCAATCGGCCACTCGCCCCTTGCCGCCCCACCATCAATGGTAAAGAGATTAAGCCAGCTCGGTACGAAAATGCACGCCTCTGGATAATAAATCCTATTATCAGAAAGTAGATCCTTATCCAGTTGCCATCCATCAACATGATTTTCTACCCACCACTTCCTGAAAGCCATGAAACTTAACCACTCATCACACACTTTCACCCCAATGTATGTCGGACGCCTATGGTGATATTTTTCGCTGTAGCATCTTTCCAGCATACTCTTCCATGACTTGTAGGCTGGACATCTCACTCTTCTTCCGTTAATGGTTGTCTCGACAACATAGTCAGCGTCATTAACGACAATCCCGTACACCAAACGCTCCACCTTGCGGCGTGCAGCATTGTTATTCTGTTTTGATATTCCCATGCTTATCACCAGCCATCCTTATTTTTATTGAGCATCTGTCTGCATTGCGTGACGACTAAGGCAGAACTCAGCACGAACCTGACACCAGTGAGCATTATCCTTGCTGACTGCATAAGCCTCTGCTTTCTTCCAGCATCTACGCGCCGCGCTAACGTTACCTTCGCGCTCCATCTGCGCCGCCTTTGCTGACAACTCTTTGAATGTGTTATTCATAGCGCACACCTACGTCATCCAGTGATGACTTAACATCATCCTCGCGATTCAAGATGTAACCTTCAACATCCTGATACCATGCGCTTAGCAGCTTAACGCGCAGCGCGGCGCCGGATGCTTTCCACCCCTCGAAAGCCATTTGCACAGCGTGAACCTCATACTGGTTATCACTATGATTCCAGAACAGAAAGTTCTTTAGGCTTGATGTCTTAGCCCAAGCCTCAAATTCTTCACGCATCTTGTCCATTTAAACCCCCTTTAGCTTCCATCAAATCACGAATCGACTTTTCGGCCACCGCGCTAACCTTGTGGCGACCAGTCTCCCAACTCCCAATCGTTGAATGATTGCTGCCGATTGCCTTGGCTAACTCACTCCTACTCATGCCAAGCGCCTTTCGCGCTCGCTTCAATTCATCTGGCGTCATACCATCTCCGTTACTGCGTGTTTATGTGGTCATATTGCGTGACTCACGATTACATTGCAAGTTATTTTTGCGTGATGCAGGCAGAAAAAAGGCCCCTATCAGGAGCCGTTTACGTTAACTTTCACAACCAGCTTGCCGCCAGCCACCTTTTCGCCCTTCTCCACTGTCATCCGGTTGACTTGGCTATCATCCAGCCAAAATCCAGCAGCCGTTAGCGCGTCAAACAGGGATTTCGTGAAGTTGTCCACGTCATAGCGCCGAAGGCTTGGCGGATGCAGGGTGACACTTACGGCCAGCTCACCATCAAGCCCCTCACCATGCAATCCAAGTCGAACCAGTTCAGCAGCCACGGCGGTGCGATACTCCCGACCCCGCTTTGATAGGATCATCCGGTTGCGGAATGGTGTTTTCCATGCGTTGACGCTTGGCGGGAATGGCAAATCAAACTCATAGTCCAAGCTCTCTCCTTGTCTGCTCTAGCAGCTCTTGCTCTGTTCCATATCTGGCCTCAAATGCTTTGCGGCCTGCGTGTACCGCCACACCATATCCGCCGTGTCGATGATGGCTTGGGCATAGCGCGATCACCTCGTAGTTACTCGCCCTCTTCCCCATTGTGCCATTACCTATGTGGTGCGCCTCTGCTGGCGTCTCGCCATATCCGAGATTGCGGCAGACTATGCAGCCAGCCGCAACCACTCGGGCGATGTGGGCAGATTCTGCTGCCGTTGGCCTAGTCATCGCTTGGCGGCTCTGGCAGTGGCATCCAGTGAGTCAGGCACTCAAGCGAATATCCAATATCATCTCCATACTGATCAGCCAAAAATAACTCGGAAAACTCTCCTTCGTCATCTTCTAACTGCCTTTCTGATACGGAGCCAGAACACACAAAGTTAATGCCTGTTGGGATTAACATAAGTATCGGATCGCCCGCCACTGGCTTGCTATCCTTAACACTAATCCACCGCATCGTCCCATCCTCCACGCTTACAAGCAGCTCAAATTTATCGCTCATCACACCACCTCCACTCAATCACCTCAGCTCCTGAGAACATGCTCCACCGCTCTCCGTCCCACCACTTGATAGCCCACTCGTCAAAAGTGATTCCGTTCATTTTGTTGTGCCACTGGTAACGCGCCAGGTATGGGCCTGGAGCGTGTGGGTTGTGTTTGTGATGTCTATTTTGCATGAGTCACCCGCATCATGGACACGCTAACGCTAGTTCCTGCAAAGCAGTCATCGTAAACACCCAGCCATTCAATTCCGAACCCTGTGATCTTGAACTTTTCGTTAGCACTGGAAGGCACAATCGCAACCAAAACACCACAATCAGCAAGCATTCCAGCGGCGTGCTCAACATGGGCCTGCCAGCGACCAGAACTAAATGGTGGATTCATGACCACACGGTCGTACTGCGGATTGGCCTCCAACTTAAGGAAGTCGCTTTGAATAACGGTGTACCCCTTGGTCTTCAGTATCTCGCAATGCAGGCCGCTCACCTCCACACAAGTCAGCAAATCACTTGGCATCAAATCCGCCAGCCCGCCTTGCCCAGCACTCGGCTCCAGGCACCTATGCCAGCCCTGGATCTCGGCCAGCTCCACAGCCAATCGAGCTAACTTCTCCGGTGTCGGGTAATACTGGTGGCTCTTGTGGTCTGGCACGCAGCCGGAGGCGATCACCTCGTTCAACACGCGCTTGGGGTCGTAGTCGAACTGGTAGTAGCCTAGCTTCTGTTTTGCCCCGCCGATTGCCTCCAACACCTCCCCAGCTTGGCGGGCTGTGAACTTGTCCAAGCCATGCCTCAGCGCTAGCGAATTCCTCACCGGATTGCGCACTCTACGATAGCGGGCATCCTCAACTAGAGGCGCATACTCTGACGCTTCGCACAACGCGCTAATGACCGTGAACGGAATGGGCTTTTGAATGAGATCAATGTCCCGCGCCTTGCGTTTCTGGGCGGTGCGGAACTCTGCCGGTATGGCGGACGGATAAAGTAGCGCCAATATCGCATTGAGTCGCCACGCCATATCTGGGTGGATTTCCAAGTGAGCTGTACCTTTCTTGTAGCAGCGGATCCGCATCGACCCACCGTCTATTGACAGCCATTCGCCAGTTTGTGCCATAGCTGCCTGAATAACCCGAGTGGTCACTCCGAATCCGGACGGTTCGTCTCTCCCCATGAAGCGTGCGATTATTTTGCGCAGGTCGGTTATGTGGCCTTCGTTGGTGTAATTTGTAGTGCCGTAGCTGGTCATGACATAGATGATCATGCGCTTGCCGAATGCTGCCGGTGAGTTAGTCACGTGCTCGCCTGACAACGCTCTGAAAATCCCCTCTACCCGCTCGGCTAGAAATCGCTCGCGTGAGCTGAGCATATCTTGCAGGGTGAGGTATACCGCTTCGTCTTCGAACGGCGGGGTTGCGTGACTGCGGATCAGATCATGCCACTCGTCCCGGCGCTTCTGCGGCATACACTCCAACACGTCAGTTAACCGTAGAGCCTTATCCCAGTAATCAGCGTGCAGTGCCGCCAGCGCTTTGTCCTTTTGCATCAGGCCGTCTACTTTAAGCCCTATGCGACCCTGATCTTCTCGACATGCCGCCAGGTAGAAACCTAGAGCTGACCTGCATTCGTCCGATCGCATGAAGCTGTCTACCGCGCCAATTGACGCCTCGATCCGCTTGTGCGTTGTGAGAAGCGCCCCGATGAGGGAGGTGTCTACCGGGGCGAAAAATCCGCTCCCGGATGCGGTTGATAGTGCAACTTCACCCATCACATCACCTCCATTTTATTTTTAGCTTCCGCCTTCGCCAGCTCACCAGCCAGCCACTCAACTCCTTTAGGTGTGAACTTGGCCTGCGAGTAAGCATGTGAGCTATCGCCATGCTCTGCCATTCCAGCCTTAACCACGAACCTGCCGGCGTCTATGTGATCGGCGTACGGGGTCATCACCCCAGCCAGTCGATACATAACCTTGTTGCCGATCAAGAACTCGCGCAGATCTGTTTCTTTCACCTTGAGCAGCTTTGCCACTTGGCGGAATCCGAGATTTCCGGTTGACTCGACATAGCGATCAACAAACTCAGCCTTTGGTGCCGCAATGGCCAGCTGCGCCTGAGATTGCTCAAGCTCCATTGCAAGTCGTCCAGCCTCAAGCAGTGCGGCGGCGTAGGTTTGCGGGATCTGGTATTGCTGCTCCAGCTTCATGTCGATTGCGTCTTGACGGGCGGCCTTTCCTTTCTCTGTCATGGCAGCAAGCAGAACATGGTTAGCTGCGTTCAGGGTGAAGTGGTATATGGTAGGAGTTCTCCCGCCAGTGCTTTTGCCCATCGATGTGCAAAAGTCTTTTTCCACTTCAAACCCGTGCTTATCTATTTGGCGCGCTATCGACTGCGCAACCTTTTCAGTATCAAGGCCGCAAACCTCAAGAAGCCTACGCCCTTCAACCATCATTGTTTTAGTGTCTACCGCGCCAACGTCCATCAAGTGGCGGCCAGCCTGCTCAAGTGTCGTGATGTTCATAAATCCACCTAAATAAAAAACCCCACAAATGACTGGTGCAAGCAGCCAATTGCGGGGTTAGGTTTTGCAACCTTTGGTCTGTATCCATCTTGCACATGGCAGACCAAAGGCAACTGTTTGAATGTTAACTCACACATCCCCACGCTGCAAGCGCAACATAAACGATTTGAGCAGCAACGGATTCAGCCCTGAATTTCTCGCCTCTCGATTTACGGCCTCTGCAACGCGCTGGGCGCATTCAGATTCATTCCCGCGCCTATGCCACTCCATAGCACCCAACTCTTTCACCAAGCGCTTAGCTAAGGCCCTAGCGGCGATTCTGTCTTGCTCGGTGATTGCTTTCATACGCCAGCCCACACATTCAGGCCAGCAATGAACATCACGGTTCCGAAAACAAACGCCAGCGATAGCACAATCAATCCCTTCACTTTTCCACCCTCCTGTCCTGCTCGCATTGCGGAAGCGGCATCATCCCGCTAGGAGTTCTCTCGCATCGATTGCACCAGCAGCACCACGTTGTGATGAGCTCCGGAAACCAATGCGCGTTCTTTTTCTCTCCGCACCTCATGCAAATCAACATATTCACAATCCATTCTCCTGCTTGTTCAGCTCGTCATACTGGCATCCCTCTGGAATTGTCAGCGGCAGCCCCTTGTCCAGCGCCCACGCATAGACCAAGTCCATAAACAGCTTCATCTCGCCAGTGTCTAGCTTGCTAGTGTGTCGCAGCGCCTGGCGTCGCGTTGATATGCCAGTCACCACGTCGGTATCGAATACATCCTCATAGCCCAAGAATGTGTGCTTCATCGCGTCTTTGCACCACTCTGGAGTTGCGAACTCCCGCCCGTGCGATATGAGCCAGCGGCTAATCTCTGCAAACCAGCAATGCGCCAACGCATTTTGTGACAGACTTCTAGCCTTCCGTCCTGATAGCTTCACCCGCACAGGCCCATCCTTGAGCATGGCGGCCACGGTTGCCGCCAGCTCTTGAATGTATCGACCATCAATGATCGTCAGCGTTGTCATCATTAACCTCGATTTTGTTTGCTTGCGGTTCGATGCCAGACCTCCACGCTTGGCAATTGGAGTCTAGCCATGCCACCGCATCCGGCTCGCTCATGCCGCCAAAGCCAACCACGTACTCGACTAGGCGTGAACGGCGGATCTGCTGCTCGATGTCGCATTGCGTTGTCACTGCATCTCCTTGCCAATTTCAGCAGCTGCCAAGACGATGGCGCTGCGTGTTGCGGCGTATATATCATCGCCGTCCTCATGACTTTTTGCCACGCCTCTGGAGAACACCTTCCCGTACAGAAGGTTCAACCTCACAGCCAACCTCAGCGCGTCACCGTCATCTGTTAGCGGATTCCACGGCTTTGTGTGATGCGAGCCGTAAACATCAACCGTACCAGTGAAATATCTATAAGGCCCAATCTTACCTTTCATGTTTTTCCACTGCTTTACCTTGAACCACTTAAAATTAGACCCAGCCGCCTTGGCAGCTAACTCCAATAACTCCCTATCCGTCATAACTCCCCCTTGAAAAACCACTGATATCCGTGCCGCTCAATCTTGCGCCGCGCATAACCCCATGCCGTAGCGTACTCGAACCCAAACACCCGTATCTCTGCCTCACCTCGCATCTCGTAACGCTGCCCCTCTGTCACGCGTTGGGTGCTAACTGCCACGATGGTACGGAAGTCGCGATTGCGGATTGCCAGCCCCATCTCCCGCGCTCGTTTTGCATAGCCAGACATTGAGCCGTAGGCAACGCCGAACGTGTCGGCGCAGTCCTTCTGAGTCATGCCAGCCGCCAGCGCCTCGTAAATCTGCTTTGATCGCGGCGTTACCATCTTGCCGCGATACTCAACCAGTATTTTTTTTGATGCGGTCATCAGAACCCCTTATCTCTCTGCGGCTTGCTTGCTTGCTCAGGTTTATTCTCTGCTGTGATTTTCCAGCGACCCTGTTCCTCGTCTGGAATGCCGACAAAGTGGCCGTTCTTGAACTCCATATAACCGTTTATTGGCTGCCCCCTTCGGCGCTTGACGTTAAGCAGCTCCGCAACGTTGCGCATCGGCGTTGATGGGTCGTAAATGCACTCACGGTGAACCATCACGATCTTGTCTGCGTCCTGCTCGATTGATCCGCTATCACGAAGGTCTGCCGCAACTGGGCGTTTGCTGCCAACGCGCTTTTCAACGTCACGCGACAACTGAAACAGGCCGATAACCGGGATCTTCTGCTCCTTGGCCAGCAATTTCAGCTTTCTCGTAATGTCTGCAATTGCCAAGTCGTGGCGGCTGAACTTACCACCAATCTCCATCAACCCAACGTAGTCAACTATCAGCGCACCAACGTTCTTATGCTCAGCTGTGAACTCCTTGCATTGTTGGATAACTTCATCAATCGAGCATCCTGCGGCGTCATCAATGAAAAACGGCTTGCCCCTAACTTCTTCGATAGCTCGCCCGAACTGGCCTGACTCGCTGCCCTCGAATATGCGGCGCTCCAGGTCATCGACTGACAGGTTAGACAGGGCAAGGATTGATCGCTCTGCAACCTCTACCCCTTCCATTTCGAGAGACTTGTAGAGAACCGCTTTTCCCTGATTGATTGCCAGCTCGTTAGCCACTGCGACGGCCAACTCTGTTTTCCCAGATCCAGGTCGTCCGGCGATAACGATGAAGTCAGTCATACCGATAGTCCCAAAGGCCTGATCCATTCCGCCCTGATTAAGCCTTACCCCCTTTGGCGTCTCGCCGTTGTAAATCTTGATCCGGTGGTTTGCAAACTCCTCTGCCAAATCAAACAGGATTCGCGGCTTCTGTCGCTCCACTCCGAAATCAAGCGAGGCTAGTGCGTCACGGGCCGCTGTCATGGCCTCAAGCGGATTCTGGGTATCTATGATCGTCTGCTGCACCTCTTGGAGTTTTTGCAGTGCTGTAGCCATCGCGTGGTTTGCTTTGATGATCTTCGCGTAATGCTCGGCGTTGGCATCACTAACCCCAGATTTCATCATCTCAACAACCCAAGCGAAATCACATTCAACAGGAATCTCCCCGCGATTACCTGCCAGCTTCACCTCTTCCGAAACGGTTGTTAGGTCTACAGGGCGGCCATTAGCGGCAATGCGCTTGATTGCCGCGCACACAAAGCGCGTTCCTGTGGTGCTGTAGTATTCAGGCTTGGTAATGCTGATCGCCTTGGCGCATCGTGAAGTGTAGTTTGTTATTGCAGCGCCAAGTAGGCGGGACTCGTATTCGTATTGGTTGATCATTTTGCGTATTTACCCTCAATCACTTTGATCATATTTGCCTCGTTTATAAGCCATTCCAGATCAGCCTTCCACTCTCGGTCATTTTCGCCAATCAGTAGTGGGCATTTAGCTGCGTATGCAAAGTAGGCATCCCACCATGCCAGCCCATCTATCCCGCCGTGTTCAGGGTGACTCAATCCTGAGAACCATCTTGCTTTTAACGCTTTCTTGCGCTTCTCGCTCCATACCTTGATATGCGTCATCATCGGTAGGTGCTTGTGATAAAGGTCTATCACGGCTTGGTGAGGAACCTTATTTTCCTTCTCACTTTTGCCTACATGGTCGGCTTCTGCCGACAAGGAGCCTTTAGGTTCATTGATAGGTTCTAAAGAGTGACTGATTCTGGGGTCATCTCCTGCCCCACCCACTAGGGCATATCCCGCCCCACCTAGGGCAGCTCCTGCCCCACCATCAAGTGTTAGATGGAACACATTTGATTGGTTTAGCTCCCCGCTTTTGCGGTATTCCCTTCTAAGAAGCCCAGCCTTTTCAAGCTCCCTTACATGGTTCTTTGCCGTTGACCTGCTTATCTCGCACTGGTCGGCAACGTGTTGATAGCTTGGCCAGCACTCGCCAGCATCATTCGCGTTATCAGCCAACTTAATCAGAACCAGCTTCCTTAGTGGGTTTCCTACCTTTGTTTGCATGGCCTTAACCATAAGCATCATTGACATAAATCAAACCTCTATAGCGCCATCAGAAAACCTAGTCACAAAGTCGGTGTCTGGCTCTCCAGAGGCTGCAACCTTCCAGCCGCTCACGACATCGAATGTCGCCCCAGATGCTATGTCTATGCTCATTTCATAAACGTCCGCCCAGTCAGAGCATTGAATTAGAAAGCAATCGTCATTTCCATTTGGGAACGTTTTTGTTCCTATCAGTGTGTACCTGACAAAATCCCCTGTGTTTTTGAAAAATGATTTATATCTTGCTAGTTGAGCTAAGTGATCGAGCTTTATCTTTGTGTTTTTGAGCTCAACAACCTCAATCCATTTGACTCCAGACTCCATGCACTCAACAAAGCAAACTATGTCGGCAACTCCATGGGCGCCAAGCCTCACTTGACTGTTAACCTTGATCACTCTGTTTGGAGATTGGTTCCATGGGAGTGTTTCAAAGTCATTAATTGCAGAAACTATCGCCCTCTCCATATCGGCTTCGCTATCAAAATGAATCATTTTGCATCCTCACCCAGCGCCACCAGCTCGGAAACCTTCATCCCAAGAGCATCGGCGGCTCGCTTCATTGTGTCTGTTGTTGCGCTCTTTGAGCGGCACATGGCATGGAGAGTCACAACTGAAATCCCCATCATCTCGGCCAGCTCTGCGCGGCTTTTTTCTTTCATTGCTAGAGCTACCAGCAAGGCTTTACCAGTGTTCATTACATCCCCTTTAATGTGTTGTCATCATAAAAGGCCGGCTGGCCGGCACTTTAGGATGGAGCCCAGAAGAGCCCCACATTTACTATACATATTGTTAAAGAGCGCGGCTTACTCGCCGTTGATGTGATGAACTTTATGTATTTACGCAAAGATAGTCAATATGTATTTTAAGATAAAATATTTGCGTTCGTAGCTTGACCTCTCCCGCCACCATGCTAAGATTCATCCATCAACGGCGAGTCCGGATAGCAGGAGAGAGTGATGAGTTCGGAGATAAACATAAAGCCAACAGCAAGAGTCATGCAGTTCTGCAATGAAATGTATGAGCGCAAGCAGTACGGCAAAGATTACCCGTCATGCTGGATGGTTAAGACTCGCGAGGAGCTTGAGCGAGCGGGTGTAGTCACTGAAGTTGGCGGAATTGGAAAGCATTATTATTTCACCTGCGCCGGACTGGCCTGGTATCTGAAAAACAAAAAATAAGCAGGAGAGAGTGATGAAGCAATATTTGAAGATGGCGGATGTGTTCGTCCACGACAGCGTAGAGGAGCTTGAGCAGCATATTTATGCTGGGTACATGTCAAAGCATTGCAGTGAATACGCAGCCCACGCCATCAATTCACACGATGAGCTGGTGCAGATGAACCAGGAGCTGCTGGAGGCTTTGAAGCGGGTCGTTGGTGATGTAAGAGCTCTAGCGGATCACAGTTACGGAGTGCATGGATTGCACCAGAACGGTGATTTGGCGCCTTGGAACAGTCTTTTTTCTGGTGGTTTTTTTGAATCTTGGTTGTTAAGCGTTGATGATGCTGATGCTGTCATCGCAAAGACCGAGGGCGGTGCAGCATGAGCAACCGCAAGACGCAATTCCAGCGCGATTGGCTGGAGGCGAACTGGGATAAGTTCGTTAATGACGGCATTGAGGATGCTCACGGGCGGCTGATTACGGTGGCTGATGCGCTGGCGGATATCAGCGAGGATGATCATCGCGCAATCAATGTGGCATTCTCGCTTGGAGGCGGGTATCTGTGGTGTACGGTAGAGCGCATTGCCAAGACTTACCTGCTGGAAGTCGTGGTAAGCGAGCTGTGGAATAACCACTTGGCGGAACTGGAAGATGGACAAAAACAAGGCTGATGCGCTAGCTAGGGCGCTCAAGCAAATTGCAGGAGACGAATGCGCGGTCATGTCTGTGAAGATGCAAGGCTACACACCATGCCCACCGGATGGCCTACAGCAGAAAATCGAGGCAGAGCTAGGGCGGCCGGTTCGCATTGTGTGGCAACAAATCACTAGGCGCGAAATCGTGCACACAAACAACGGAGTTATCACTGATGGGCAATCAGCAGAACAACGATACTACGAAGAAGCTGCAAGGCGCGGGGCCAGAACAGGCGACTGATGCAGCGATGGCGTTTTATTCAGGGTGCGCCGAGCTCGTTGGGATGGACTTAAAAGACTGGCTCGAATCTGAGTCGTTTTAATAAAAATAACTTGGTTTGTCTGTGTGAATCACGCATAATACACAGGCAATCTAACGAGGTGATGGTATGGCAATTCCAATAATGATTTTAGGTGAAAGCGGGAGTGGAAAGTCCGCCAGCCTTCGCAATGTTGACCATGCAATTGCAATCCTTGTGCAGCCAATCAGTAAACCGCTGCCGTTTCGTGGCGCTTGGCCAAAGTGGGATCGCACAACAAAAACTGGCAGCGTTGTTTCGACTGACAACTTCGACGTTATCTGCAAAGTGATCCACTCAGCCGCTGCCGTTGGCAAGCAGATGGTAATCATTGATGACTTTCAATATGTGATGGCAAACGAGTTCATGCGCCGGTGTAACGAGAAGTCGTTCGACAAGTTTACCGATATCGGAAATCACGCATGGCAGATTATCAACGCAGCCCAGGCCGCCGCTGGTGATGTTCGGGTTTACTTTTTGAGTCACGTAGAAAGCGACTCGTCAGGTCGCAGCAAGGTTAAGACGATCGGAAGAATGCTTGACGAGAAGATCACACTTGAAGGTATGTTTACCATAGTTCTTGGCGCGCATGTAACTGACGGGAAGCACGTATTCACTACAAGAAACAGCGGGATGGATACGGTAAAAGCCCCAATGGGTATGTTTAATACTGCTGAAATTGACAACGATTTATTAATGGTCGATTCGGTAATCTGTGAATACTACGAAATCAACAACAAGGAAACCAATTAATGAATAACGTAATTTTTCAGTACGACCAGGAATCCGCCATTACCTCTGGCGCGTCAAACTACATCACAGATGGAGGCGCTTACGCTGGCGCTATCGTCGAGGCTAAGTACGTGTTTGGGAAAGCACCGAAGCAGTCTGCCGGCCTTGAGTTCACCCTGTCAACAGACCAAGGTGAGGCTCGCTATCTGTCTGTTTGGTATCAAAAGGCTGATGGCAGTGTTAACCAGTACGGCTACGCCTTGATCCAGTCAATGATGGGTCTGTGCAAGCTGAATACACTGTCACAGCAGCAAAAAGGCGAATACTCAATCGCGCCAGAGTTTACTGGTAAGCAGATTGGCCTGCTTCTGCAAAAGATCCTGACCAGTAAGCAAGACGGCTCAGACTCATACAAGCTTGAGATTAAGCTGGCATTCCTGCCGCAAACCAAGCAGACGCTGAAAGAGGCAATTGGTCGAGAGCCTGCTGTGCTGGTTGACCAGTGGGCCGCAAGCCTTGTTGTGAAGGATGAGCGCAAGAAGGGCCAGCAACATGCCAGCTATCACCAGTATGATGAAGTGCCAAATAATGCAGCCGATGATATGCCATTTTAATCTAACAGCGCCGCCCACCTGGGCGGCTATAAAACGAGGTGAGTGATGATTGATTTATACGCTATCGAAAAAGAGTGCCAGCAGATGATAGCCGATGGACTGGGCTTTATCGCGCCGAAGTCGTGCGGCAATGCTGAGATGGTGGCCGAGCTGGTGGCTGAGTTGCGCAAGTATCAGAATGACTCCGCCAAGTTTCAATGGATGAAAGATAATGGCCGCTTCGGCATTGGTCGCAATGGTGTCGACTGGGATTTGTCATTCTCTGGCGTGGCTCCTGAAAACTCCGGACTTATAGAACAACACATTGAAGAGGCCATGAAGTGCGAGCAGTAACAGGCTATTACCGCGCCTCAAATCACGCTGAGGCGCTTTACTGGCTAACGTCCAATGGCTTTAAGAACATTAACGGAAGCTGGATTGATTACCGCAACCGCTACGCAGTGCCGGAGGTTATGCCAGCCAGCGGTAAAATTGTGATCCGTATCGGAGTATGAACAAGTCCCGCCAAGTGCGGGATTTTTTACACCAAAAACACTTGCGCCTGTGTGGGTCACGCATTAATATTTGATTATCAACAGTGCAATGGGGTGGCAGAAATGAAAGCATATTCGGTTAGTGGGGTTACAAAGTCAGGTCGAGATATGGAAATGCAGGTTAGAGCAAAAGACATCGAGCAGGCTGATATGATTGCTAGTGTGTATTTCGAGTTCTACGCGATTCTGGGGGCTAAATGAATTACCGACTATCAGGCACCGAAGAGTTAATCGAGGCAACATTGGAGCGCATCGCAAAGCGCAAGCAGCTGGAGCTGGATGGTAAGGCGCGGAAGGCTACTGTGGCAGAGGTTAAGCGGGCTGCAATTCGCAAAGAGATTGAGCAGCGGCAAGAGGCCAAGATGGTTGACCGCGAAATGGCGGAAGTGTGGGACGTTTGATTGTTGTTGCGCTGCTTGTTATCGCTGCTGCGCTAGTCGATGGCGGCGTTAACGGCGGATACGAGGCTGGCGTTAGGCATGAGTTGCCAGCACTACACGTTCCGCAATGCTACGCGATAATTGAATTGGGTGGTGGATTCTGCCAGTTTAGGTTATGATGTTCCTAGCAATCACCATCACCTGCCATCTTTCGCCCTCTTCTTGAGGGCTTTTTTACATCAGGAGAATGACATGGGGACTTTTGTTGTAACAGCTGGGCACTCGAACACCGACCCCGGCGCTGTAGCTAACGGGCGCAAAGAGGCTGAAATTGCCTGTGATATGCGCAACATGATTGCCAGTAAGTTGCGGGCTCTTGGTCACAAGGTTTTCACCGATGGCGATGGAAAGGAAAACCAGCCATTAAGCCAAGCAATAAAGCTTGTCAGCAATGGGCTGGCGATTGAAATCCACTGCAACGCGGCGAGCAATCCGGCAGCTACTGGGGTCGAGTGCATCAGCTTGCCGAAGCACAAAGCGCTGTGCCAACGGCTATCCAACGCCATTGCTACCACTACGAAAGACAATGTGCGCGGGGATAATGGCTGGATTGACCAGTCGAAATCCGCTCGCGGCAAGCTGGGGTTTGTCGAGGCTGGCGGGATTATCGTTGAGCTGTTCTTTCTTAGCAACAAGGAAGCCCTTGGGAGATACGAGCAGGTAAAGTGGATGGTGGCATCTGCGATTGCTGGCGAGCTGGTGAAATGAATATGGCCCCATTGGGGCCACTGCTTTTGTTTAGGCGAAAGTTCCGGTGTCAGCCTTAAAGACTTGCACGATAGCACCATCAAGAGAGATGGTGCCAGCAGACGAGCCCCCGCTAAACTCTACGGTTACAGTTCCAGCTACGTTCGCGCTGAGCCTATGCGCTCCGCCAACCGCGCTAGAGTCTATTGCACCAAGAGTTCTGGCTGACACAGTAAAAGACGATACCTGCACACCGTTCACTCTTATCGTTGCAGTTAGAGTTCTTGTAAAATCCCCCGGCCCGGTTACCTTTATAAAGATACCGCTAACCACCACATCCCTAAGTAAATTTGACGCCTGGACGTTAACTGACACAGAAAAGGCCCCAGGAGGAATAGAAGCTATTATCCGCTTTGTAGCGGTAACATCGCCCACAATCCTATTCGCGTAAATAGTCCCGAGGACGTTACAGTTTTCAGCGATAGTTACGTTATTGAGCGTGCCAGCGTTGGCGTTTACTGTGCCGGTGAATGAGCCGCTAGTTGCCGTTATTGCTCCTTTGATTGTGGCCTTTGTGCATGACATAGTGCCGTCTGGCAGCAGGCTGAATGATGCACCGTTATCGCTGGATTTGATGGTGCTTGCAGTGATGTTTACTGCCACCAAATCCTGAACGTTGATGTACTTGGCTATCACGCTGCCGATTTCAGCATCATCAAGCAGCAGCTTATTCATATAGACCACGCCATCCTTGACGATAAATGGGTGGCGGGCGTTAACTCCTGTAGCACCTGACGGGTCAAGGATTGCGAAAACTTCCGCATCAACGATACATTTTGTGCGCCAAACGCCATCTTGATCCTGCTCGATGGTTAAGCCGATGCCGCCGTATTTGCCGATATCGGTGTTCCATACTTTGGCCGCCCACATGTCGATTGTGTCTTCTAGCGGCTTACGCAATTCCTCGATGAGGTCATCAGCCCCAATACTGCCAGAGATAACGTCGAGCACTGAATCGACGTCACGTGTCGTTGTGGCCTCAAGCGCGTAAAGTGGCCCCTTGCCATAGGCGTTAATGGCTCGCACCCAATAGTAATGAACGGTGCCAGTTTGCAGGCCGCTGTGCGTCAATTGCGCCCCATAACCAAGTCTCTGGGCGGTTGCTTCAACCTCGGAAATTTGTAACGGTGTTCGGTAATAGAAAAACTCAAACTCCGTGCCGTAAGTGCTGGTCGTGGCAAGTCTTGGGGTAAGCGTGATATCCCAGTTCCCAGCGCGAATATCTACGGCAGTTACTGCGGCAGGAGTGGCCACTGAGAAGGCAATGGTGGCCTTATCGCTCATGCCGCCAGTCATGCCAACGGCCCGCATTTCCGCTACGTAGTCACCAACTGGCAGCCCGCCAAGGCGGTGCAGGTTGCGCGGCTCCTGCGCGGTGTAGATAGTCGTGTTTCCGCGCTTGATGTTGATGTTTGTGTAGGCCGTCATGGCAGAGTTGCGCCAAGTCAGCAGGCCTTGCACCACTTCGCCGATAGTCTCAACTTGGAATTTTAGGTCGCTTGGCACGGCTGGGCCGCCGCTGGGCAGGTTAACAAGCGGCGGGCGGTTGATTGGTTTGCCGATTAAGTCATCCCAAATGGCAATGCCATCCTCTCGCACTGTCAGCTTGACGGTGCCGCCGATTGGGTCATGCTCCCACTCAACAACGCGAAACTCTCGATCCATCTCGATTTCTGGCACCTTGAGCCGCACGTATGACCCAGGAATAACCGCATAGCCTTTCAGGTTCATGGTGAAACTCATGGTTTGCCCAAGGCGATTGCGGCGCAACAAGACATTTGCCAGCCGCTGGGCTTGGTAGTAGCTGGACACGAAGCGCAATTTCAGGTCTTGACTCTGCTCCTGACCATCCTCCTCTAGCCACTCGGCAACCTGCACGGCGGGATAGTCAGTCTCAACCCACATTTGATCGGGGTCGATGAAAGTACCCTGCACGGTATTCAGGCGCTCGCGGCTGCTAGACTCAGGGGTGATATCGATATTGCTGATGATGTCGCCGGAGTTGATCGTTACCGTGGCAGGGCCGTAGTACGCGCCAGCCTGCACACCAATGAGGCCACCAAACCAAGTCAATTCGCCAGCCATTGCAGCAAGCATGTCGTCAATGGTTGACGCCGGACGCTCGTTCAGGTCGATACATCCGTTGATTGTGTATCGCTTTTCCAGCTTACCTTTCGGGTCTGTGACGATTTCATCGCAGATAGTGGCGGCATGTTTGAATGCCTCCCAGTCGATTCTGTTATCAGCGACCATCATTTTTGGGTGATGGCGGATAAAGTCCAGCAGCACAAGCGCGGCGTTATCGCTCCACTTGGTTTGATTGTCTCGCGGGTCGAATATCTGACGCCCCCAAACCTCAACCTTGACGTTAGGGATGCCCGCGCTGTATTTTTGCTGATCGAACAGCATTGAGACGCGCAAGGATGCCAACCCCTTGAGGATCATGTCTGGCTTCCAACTTGGGCAGTTATCCAGCAGGAACTGGCTCGCCGCCTGCGGATTATTTAGCAGCTCATAAGTCGCCTTGCTGCCGTAAGTCTGGATCTCGTCATCGTTGAACCAGATTCGGCCAATGCGATCCACTGGATGTCCCGCCAGAATGATCACCTGGTGCAGCCACTCCACGTACCCCTGATTCGTCTCTGGGTCTGTGCCTTCATCCTGCCAGCCGCCAACTTCCTCTTCCGCGAATGCCAGCAGTCCTGATTTAACGGTGTGTCCATAAACCCAATCAACTGGGGCGTTAGATGATCGCAAAACCTGTTTACGCTCAGCCTGCCCGCGTGCTTGGTTAGGCATCTTCGGTTTCATCATCAGCGTCATTGCTACAGATAAAACGCTCATAGCGATAGCTGTGGCCAGAGCGGCGTTAGCTACCGCCCACGCAACAACAGCAACAACGGCAGCAGCCATTATTCAACCCTCCAAATAGTTTTAGTTTCTTCTGTGGTTAGGCCAAGGCCGCGCTCTGGATCCATTGTCCAGACGCCATTACCCCAGACAACGCCAACGCCGCCACCCTCAAGCTGCACAATGTCACCTCTGTTTGGTGTCTCGGTACGCTCAAAGTGGCGATCAAGCGCGTCAGCAATCGACCCATACTCCACAAGCGCGCGGGCCGCCCCTGTTTCGCTTTCGTACTTGCCGCGATACTCTGCGGCTGGGTCTTTTCCGCATACCGCCAAAGCGCAATCAGCGGCCAGCATTGAGCAATCAAATTCACCCCACTTGAATGGCTGGTCTCGGTATTTTTGCAGCACCTCAACAAGTGCGGTTTGCCAGTGATGGATTCTCATTATTTATTCTCCGCAAGATATTTCTCAATCGGCACCTTGATAAACTTGTACCCGTGATGCTTGCGACCAAGACGCTCAGATCTCCACACCCCAGCCTGAACGAACCCAGCATCATGTATAGCCTGCTTGCCAATCAAAACAACCTCATGGCCTGCGCAATTTGTTCCAATGTATGCAAATCTTGTCTTTTTGTTGTCAACTCCAAGCCTTGATACTTGAAGCCCAGTGGCTCTGGCGTGTCGGTTGTTTTCTAGTTGATTACACCATTCAAGGTTATCGACTGAGTTGTTCGTCTTATCTCCGTCCTTGTGATTTACCTGCGCCCCATCAAACCCTGGATCTCCATGAAAAGCCCAGCAAACTAGGCGATGCACTGGAACTGTTGTCCTGACGTTATCAATCATGATATTCAATCTCACGTATCCCGCTCGGCTAAACCTTTGTGACAGGATGCGCCCCTTTCTTAGTTTCCAGTTGCCTCTGCCACCATCTCCAACTTTATCCACTGACCGTATCGCGCCTAGGTTACTTGCCTCATATCCTTCGTATTGTGTAGGTTTCCAGATTTCCATAATGATTACCCCTCTCTGTTAAGTGGGGTTATTATATCATGAACCGTACACAAAAGGCGGCGCGTCAGATTTTGAACCCCAGTAAATTGTCCTTTCGCTCATTTCCCCCACGTAGCGGAATCCGTGATCGCCTGGATATCGCAGCAAATGGCTATCTTCCGTGTAGCGCCACGAGCAAATCGATTGCCAGCCTTCCAGCTCGTTAGCGCACGAATAGTTGACGGTGTTTTCGTCGCCAGTCACAGCGGATACAGAGGTGATTTTGCCAGCAAAGGCAACGGCGGTTGATTTCACTCGCCCGTCATCGCCATAGGTAAACATGACGATTTGAACTTGCGAGCCAACCATCTTTTCGTTTAGCGCAAGCGCCAGCATTGACGAATCAATTAGCGCTAGTGACAGGGTGATGTCCTTCGGTGAAGTGCTGCCGTCTGATTTGCTAGGAGAGATTGAGCCAAGAGAGCCAAGACCAATATAAAGCTGGCCGTTGATAACCACCTCGCCAACTCCGGTATGAACCCGAACAGGTGCGGACGGGGCCATGATTTCAACGGCGAAACCCATCTCAACGTGACCGGATGCCAAGTCGTTGATGATGGATTGCGAGTAAGGGTGGTACATCATGACGCGATAGCCTCCACGAAATTCAGCGACAGTGAGTTACTGAATGCTGGGCGGCGAGATGGGCCGCTGTCATTGCTATCCAGCAGGAACAGGCCGCGCGGGTTATCGACAATGACAGGTGCTCCATTCTGTGGCGCTCGGCGTAGCTTCGGGGTGATCATGATTAGCGCCCGCCCGTTAATGTCAGTCCAGGCATCATCCGCCACCATTTTCAGCTCGTCGCCAACTTGCAGATATGAACCGCGCTCAAGCACCTTTTGGCTCGGTGTCCATCCTGCGGTTTGCAAGGTAGAGCCGGACTGGCCCACGCCAAACACGACAGGTGCACCCTTCGGCACGGTGCCTTGCCGCCCGTAGTCACCCAGCCAGATTCGCCCAGCCATACCGTCAAGCTGAAACAGAATCGACTCAAGCTGGCGGCTTTCCCAGTCTGTCAGGCTGCCAAGCTGCATTTCGATAGCCCAGTGCGAGCCACCAAAGCCCACTGTTTGCACAGCGCCAGTCCACGGGCTTCGGTTTGTTTTCGTGTTCGATTTTAGCTTGATGCTCATCGACTCAGGCCGGATAAAGTCCGGCAATTCTAAATCTGCCATAGCGCCCCCTTGGTGATGCTTGATTGTACCACGAAAGAAAAAAGCAAAATAAACCTTGCGGGATGTATACGAGCAGGTATACAGTTAAGTTGCACAAACAAACGAGGCGATGATATGGAACTTAAATACCCAGTGATGATAACTCTTCGCCAAATCCGAGCAGCACACCCATGTGAAGAAGTCTGGAAGAAAGTGCTTGCGGCAAATGGTGGAACTAAAGCAGACCTGGATTCCGAGTTTGAGCTGGCAAGCATCATCGACAGCAATGGCCTTCATGATTGCTTGTGGGCATTACAATGCAAGCCTGAGTATCAGCACATCTGTCGCAAGTTCGCAGTTGTTTGCGCTGACGAAGTTTCCGCATTAATGACAGATGAGCGGAGTTTGGTGGCTCTAAATGTGGCATGGTCACACTCGTGCGGAGAGGCATCTGATGGAGAGTTGGCAGCCGCTTGTGCAGGCGCTCGGGGCGCCGCTTGGGCAGCCACTCTGAACGCCGCTTGGGCAGGCGCTGATGCAGCCGCTCGGGAAGCAGCTTGGGCCGCCGCTGGGGAAGCCGCTTGTGAAGGCGTTTGGGACGCAGCTCGGTACGCCGCTTGGGAGTACCCATCTAAAGTTTTGCGCCGCGCACTAACAACTGGCGAGATTTCCCGAAAATGCCAAAAATCCTGACCTGCCCAATCTGCGGCGCTGTGGTTAGAACAAAAATCAATGCCGAGACGTGTGGGGCTCACAACTGCCGCATGACGCACTATCGGCGGAAGAAGGCGAAGGCCAAAAAGCAAACTAACGAGGTGTGATATGAAAGCCAAACTGATATTGGTTTCCGCCATGCTGATTCTATCTTCGTCTGCCTGCGCCAATGATGAGATGGCAAAGGCTGTTGATGTGCTGGTGAGAACTAGCACAGCGCAGGGGTTTTCGTGCGGAAAGATCGTGGGAATGCACGAGCTGGCCGAGATGGTTAAATCGCAGATGAAGTTCAACAGCGCGGCAGAAATGGAAGATTTCGAGTCTTTCAGGGTGCTAATTCGAGGTGACGCGCAAAAGTGCCTGAGCGAGAAGCCGATCAAAGAGGCTTTGGGGGAAAAATGACAATGGGGCCGCAATGGCCCCTCTCTTACACCCCAAGCGTCTTTCTGATGCGACCATTCGTTGCCGCATCACGCTGAACCTCGTTGAGCGCGTTCTTGGTGGCTCTGTCCACCACCTCAGCAAGAGCTTGATCGCCATTTCCGGTAATGGTTTGGTAGACGTTAACGACCATTCCTCCACTGTCACCGCCCATCGCGCTAGCGGCCATTGCCGCCGTCTTCTTGCGGCTGGTTACATTGACAGGCCCCTTCACAATTTCCGGCCCGTTCTCTCCTACAATGCCCCACTGACCTGAGCTGATGTTGCCGCCATTATCGAACATACCAGCAAAGCCTTGTGCGGCGATTATAGCAGCTGATGCGTATCCCATTGTCTTCATTGCGGCAGCCTGAGCTGTACCAGCGGCGAGCAATGCAGGGCCACCAGGGCCAGCGGCAGCGGCGGCAGCGGCATATGCTGCAAGGGTTGACACGCTGGCAAGCTCTGCCTGCATTATTGCTTGGGCTGCTGCCATGCCCTTACCGGCAACGAATGCGGCCTTCTGCATTGCTGACCCTTCTTCTGCTGCCATGCTGATCGCGTCAAGCGATTGAGATGCGAGTCCCCACTGCATGCTAGCCATCTGCGTGGTGGCCTGTTTCTCCGCCTGAGCCTTGAGGCGTGATGCTTCCAGCGACTTCTGGAGCACCTTATCCTCTAGCTCCATGCGGCGGCGGGCGCTCTCCTCGTCAAGCGCCTTGCGAGCCGCGCCAACCTCCATCGCTGTGAGTGCCTTTTGCTGCTCAAACTCGCGCAGCTTGGCCAGCTCCTGCTGGTGCCAGTAGTCGATCTGCTCTAGCTCGGTGGCCCCCAATTGATTGGTTTGTTTAAGCCATGCCTGCGCGCTCTGCAACTGCATTTCACGCTTGCGGGCATCAGCCTTGGCTTGCTGCTCTGCTGCGCGGGCAGCCTGCTCTGCAAGTGCAACGCCTCGCTTCTGAGCTGCCTCATTGGCGTCCATGGACTCCTTCTTGGCGTTGTAAGCGGCGGCAGCTGCCATTACGGCCTTGCCCTCATCGCTATTTGCGTCAACGCCTTCACGGTGGAGCTTTGACAGGATTGCCTGCTTCCAAGATGCCTCCTCCATGATGCTTGTCTGAAACTGGATGTCAGTGGTTAGATCGCGGATCGCTTTAGAGGCGTTCTCCATCTTTGTTGTTGTGCCATCTTGCAATCGCCCGAGTCTTGCAACAACTTCCGCCGCCCTCTCTTGCTCGTCAGACAGTCGCTCGTGATTGGCCTTTAGTTCAATAATCTTCTCTGCGTAAATTCCAGCAGTGAGGCCAGACTGAGCTTGAGACGCTGATACTTGCTCAAATTTAACCCTTGCCTCATCGGCCTTTTTGGTGGCCTCCTCTAGTGCGTCATTGGCTTTTATCATGGCGTAAGCGAGCTGGGATTTGCCCATCTCGTCAGCCCGCTCCATCATGTCATCAAGGCTTTCAGATGCCACGGTGGAGCTGTTCGCAACGCCCATAATCATTGCGCCGATACCGATTAGCGCACCAGCCGCCGCACCAGCAGGGCCAAACGCTGAGGCGATTTGAGGGCCTTGCTGGGCAAGAATGGTAAGACCACTTGTCCCCATTTGTGCCTGCACTGCCACGTCCTGCAACTGGTAAGACAGGTTTTGCATGGCACCGCGCATTGAGCTCACGCCCTTCTCTGCTGACGCGCCAGCTTTCTCTAGTTGCTGCAACTGCTTAGTCGCGTTAGGCACGTCACGCGAGTCAATCTTTATATCTAATTCTGCCGTGGCCATGTCAGCCCCTCCGCTGTGTAGTATTCGCTCATTCTACCGCATAAACGAAAAAGCCCCCTACTTGGGGGCGTTGCGAGCGTCATAGATGGCGCGGATTACTTCGATTTCCAGCGGCGTTAGCTTGTGGCCTGTTACCTGCTGCCACCCTGCAATCTGCTGCCAATCCATCTGGCCTCCAGTGTCGAACTGACGCATTAGACCCATAATGTATAGCAGCTCGGGGGGCGGCTCTCCGGTTTTCAGCGCCTTTGGCTTTTTGCCTGTAGCCTTCCAAACTGCAGTTAGGCTTTGGCGGCGCGTTTGCTGGTTTTTGTCTCCGGTGCTGCGGTCAAGCTCCCACTCTCGCTTGAGCCATTCAATGAGCTGGGAGACTTTTTTTTAATGAAACAATCCTTGTCGCTTGCCGTTGCATCTATATCGCGAATCACCTGTGGCGCAGCATCTCTGCGGTCTGGGTGATTAAGGAACTCGATGAAACCATCAAGAGTCAGTTCGTCATCAAAGCTCCACGAATCCACCAGCGCGAATGCGGTTGACAGGCTGATGCGTGTCTCGGCTGCCTCGTCAAACTTGCCTGCCCGCTCAAGCTCCACCCGCTCACGATGGAATGGCAGGGCAGCAGCCAGGAACTCGGCAGAGGATAGCTGTCGGACGGTCAGGTGCTCTCCGTGGAACAAGTCCACGCGGGCGGTTTTAGTTGCTTGATAATCACGGAATGATGCCATTATTTACTCTCCAGCTTTTTGATTTTTGCCGTGTGCGCCATCTGGCACAGGATTTCTTTGCGGGTTTCCCGATCAACTTCTCGGCCAATAAGGACGGAATTGCGGTTTTCCAGCGATGCCAGCAGATCGAGATCTTCTGCGCTCAGGCTGTCGCGGTCGATTGGTTCAAACTTGCCAGTCAGCGCGAAGTTTACCAGTTTGGCCTCGTTGGCATAGTGGAAATGCTTTGTTTCCTTTCCTTGCTCGTTGCGCACCATCTGCAAGATTTCATTGGCAACCTTGTTTGATGATTTGCTTGCATGGCGCATCATTCCCCAGTCGATTGTCTCGCGCTCGCCATGAATGATCTTGTCGATTTGCAGATCGCACCAAACTGCAAAATCATCACTAAGCCAGCGAGCGAATGCAACCGCCAGCTTTGGATGAAGCCACGTTCCGCCATTGCGGCCTCTGGACGTTTTTATAATGTCAGATTTTCCAACATTTAAAGCCCTTGACATTGAGTCAATGTAAGAGTCTGTTGATGGCAGCGAAAGCCAGTTTGCTGGTAGTTTCCCGAACTTCTCGGCAGCTGCCGTAGCATTGAACCATCCAGCATCATTGAATTGCATAGCGTGGCCATCGAAATCAGCCTTGATGAGCTTAACCATAAAACACCCCTCATGTGGTGGCTCAGGTGGAAGGTGTGCGGGAAGCCTGCCTGAGTACAGGTTTTCGGGAGCTAACCTATCCCGCTCATTGATTATACAGCCAAAAAGAGAAAGCCCCAAACTGGGGCTCTCTGTTACACCTTTGGAACTCGCGTGATAGACACGTTTGTTCCGGTTGTGAGGTCTGGATCGAAAGTGAGCGCAACCTCCATCATGATATCCTCTGGCCCCGAGATCTCAGGCCACGCATCAGAAGGCTTGACCTTGGTTGCAGCAAACACGTACTTATTGCCAACGCCGTCTTTGCACTCAAACGAGATGGCAATGCGCTCTTCTGTCTGCGCCTTCTCGGCAAGCGCGGAATCCTCATAGTAGAGGGTTGCCGTGCCAGTAACGTTGCTGGTGCGGTGGGTGATTGGCAGGCTCTTGTAGCTGCCAACAACTGGGCGGGATTCTGCGCCGTTGTCGATTTCCAACCCAAGCGCGGTACAGTTGGCAAGCGTTGCGCCGTCCAGCGTGATAGCGCCAATCATGGCTGTCATTGGCAGGTTAGAGGATGGAGCGCCAAAGGTTGAGCCTGTAGGTGCAGCAGCCAAGAAGCCGCCATCCATGCCGACAAAGCCATAGGTTGCCTTGACGATTGCGCCAGCCTCTTGGCTAAGGCTGAACGTGTTAACCACACAACCTGTATAGATGCGGAACTTCTTGCCAGACACACCGTCCATTTGCTCCAAAATGGAGAATGACGGAGTGACAGTTTGGTTGCCAATTTTCAGGACGTTGGTTGCCCAGTCAGCGCCGAACACGCCGCCTAGCAGGTCATCCTGCTCGCCATAAACTAGCTCGGTGGATAGGTCGCCAGACACCTCGATAACCCCGTTAACGCCGGGGGACGCCATGCGATCTTTTCGGATTCGCTCGGATTGCACTGATGGCTGATTTCGTTTCAGCGCGATAGATGAAAAGCCGAGGGCCTTCCATGCCGGAGTTGCAGGAGTAGTGCCGGGCACCGTCTCCTTAATGTAATAGAGTGCGACCTGTGCGCCAGTTGCCATGATTAACCCCTCTGTACTCGGTAGCTGAAATAGATAGTTAGAGCCGTCCGGCTGTACAAGTCGTTATCAACTGGCACTGGACTGGCTGTCACTGATGATACCATAACCGCCGTCTTGCCGTATGTCAGCGGCTTGCTGTAGCTGTAGGCGCTGCGGGCGGCGTGAATCATGTCGGAGTGGGACTTGAACCCGAGGGCCACCTTGCTGCAAACGTCAATCTGGGCGAATCCTGTGTATTCATCCTGCCCGCCATCACCCAGAGTTGCTGGAGTATCGCCGGATGGCAGGTAGATGAAGCGATAGTATTTGTCAGCCTTGTCGGTCAGCGTTGCGTCTGTGCTAACTGGCGTCAGATGCGAGATTGCCGCCAGTAGTGCGGCGCGTGATTCGAGATAGTGATTGCTCATGCTGTCGCCCTCTGCGCTTGCTCAATCCGGTCTTGCGCGATCTTGAAATAGCCATCATCTAGCTCGATGCCGATAAACTTCCGGCCGGTGTTGACCGCCGCTACTCCGGTCGAACCGCTGCCCATAGTAAAGTCTAAAACCAGATCGCCTTCGTTGGTGTATGTTTTGATCATGTATTCCATAAGTGCGACTGGTTTTTGGGTTGGGTGTACCGTCTTCCCTTCACTGGCGAAGGGCAGGATTGAGCGTGGGTAGTTCTCGAATTCCTGCAGCGAGTCCTTGTCTGATTTACCGTAGTTGTCTCCGTTATCCCCACCCTTGCGGATTGTTGGCACAGCTTTGCGCACCAGCCCCTGCGCGTTGTAGGTTGGCAGCGTCTTGTAGAAAACAAGCACGTTCTCGTGGTTCTTCATCGGTCGCAGCTTGGCGTTCAGGTGGCCAGTGGCCTTAGTCTTTTGCCAAACCCACTCATAGCGCAGCATTCCAATGTTCGACGCACCAAGCACCTTGTTAAACGGAGTCTGTGCTGTCATGACAATTGCCCCGCTTGGCTTAATAACCCGCTTCAACTGCGCCCACATTGGCTCAAGAGGGATTATGGAGTCCCACTTGCACTGGGTAGTGCCGTAAGGTGGGTCAGCCAACACCATATCGACACTGCCACTCGGAATCTCTTTCATTCTTTCAAGGCAATCACCCTGCATCAGATTAATCATGCTTTTGAAATCCTCGCCACTATTGCGTTAATGCGTGAGACGTTGCGGCGGACGAATCCTTGCGGGGCTTTTGCTGAATACCCATATTCGAGCGGACCACCGTATGGCATCCCATTCAGCAGCCACATTGTCCCGCCATTGAAGCCGTCAATGAAGTTTTGCAACTCCGCCAGAGTAGCGCCGCCACCCTTGTCCTGAATGTCTAGCTGCTGTTGCGCTGGGCTGAATGAGAAGCGCCAGTTGCCGCGAAACGTTCCTCGATCCACTGGGCTATCCATGACAATCGACTTCGCCAGCTCGAAGATGATGGCCCGCTGTGTGCGCGTCAAATCCTCGGTGGCCTCCTTGGTGAAATTGGATAGCTGCAACGCAAACGAGCCAGCCCTCATAATCCACGCTCGCGCCAAAGCTCGGCCAGTTGGTGGTAACGGTATGCCGTCTCGCCGTCTTTGGCTTTGTCTTGCTGGTGCTGGCACCATTCGCTAGGTTTCATCGCGCCACCCCAAATTCCCAGATAATCGTACCGCTAGCGTTGGGGTCTAGCGGCGTAGCCCCGAGGATTGTCCATTCCTCTCCCATCCACATCATGGCATCACCTGATTGTAGGTTGAAGCTGGCACCCTTGGCTGCCGCGATGCATTTGCGTGACTTCTGGCTAATCATGCTGCCAGCCTGTACGCCGTCAGACATAACGGCGCTGTCAGGCAGCACGACACACGGCAGCGACTGGCGAGTTTCAATCGTGGTCATTTCGCCAGTCAGCGGGTCTTCTTGCGTCACTCGGCGGATAAACTCGGTCATCTTGCCAGCCCGCAATACCGATGCGTAGGCGTTAGATTGTCGGCTCATTGCTCGCCCCTTCGCTGAGTATTGGAGATCATGAAGTCATGTGACGCGCACTGCATCTCCCCAAGGATTAGCGATGGTCGATTACCATTCGCCCATCCGTGCATGACGTTATCATCAGTATCAACCATGACGATCATGACATTTGCTATGTTGCCGCGCTTCGCCATATTCAAAGCCTCTTCTAGTCGCTCAATCACATTTAGGCACGCTCCGCCGCTCCTTGGTAGTAGTGAAATGCTCATACGCGCACCAGATTTAGGAAAAAGCCGGAGTTTTTCAGGAATGGGGCAATCAACCCGTCAATCTGTGGAATTGATACGCCAGTAGATACGCCCTCGGCATATTCAGTTTCCAGTGGCCCGACCTTCTCTCGGATGATTTGAGCACCAGACGTGACAGGCATCAAAACAACGCCAGTGTCTGCGGTCATGGAGGCGATCATCTGGGATTGCTTGATTGCCAGCGGTACGCCAGCTGTCAGAGTGCGCGGCCACGAATAAGGCTGCGCTGTGTCTACTCGCTCGCCGTCTAATAGCGGCTCTAGGCTCTCGATGTAATCAAGCGCCAGAGTTAGCAGCACTTCCGGCGCCTGGCTTAGGGTAACTCCGCGCGCGGCAGCGTATTGAATCAGTTCTTCGGTTGTTGCGTAGCCAATCATGTGACCCCCTATGTTGATGGGGATATGATAGCAAAATCCCGCCGGTACACATAATGCACGGCTGGCATTTCATCCACGCCCCCAGCCAGATACAAAAAAGGCCCCGAAGGGCCTTGTGTGATAGCTTGGTTATTAGGCCGCTTTGTTGCCAAAGATAACCTGAACGCCTGCGGTATCCTTCACGCTGGTAGCAATGCGAGTCCAGTTCGCGGCGGTGGTCAGTTGCGCGTCAGTCGGGGACTTAACGCCGTCCTTGAACTGATAGCCCTTGATGCCCATTGTGAAATCGTACTCGCCTTGCATGATAACCTTGAGGTTCTCTTTGCCGAGAACGTCCTGCGCCTTCATGATAAGCGGGGATGTTTTCAGGGCCAGAGCGCCAACGGTCAGGCCGAGCACGGATTGCAATGCGGCACCGCCAGTGGCATCAAACAGCGCGGGAACGTCTGACACGATGAATCGGCGACCTTGGGCGTCTTCGCGAACACTGACGTTGCCGATCTGATACAGGTTGGCAGAGTTTTTCAGCGCATCATCGGTGAAGTCGTGGAAGGTGGCACCATCCATGATCCATGTGACGATATTGCTGTAAGCGTCACCAAACAGGCGTGATCCCTGATTCAGGCCAAGCAGAGTTGGCTTGACTGGCGTGGCTTTCGGGCCGGATAGGTCTTTGCTGGAGTCCGCCTGCTTGCCGATGGCGGTTTTCAGTGCGGCCACGGATGCATTCAGGTAGTCCTGCATGATGGCTTGGGCAGCCTGGGCGGCCACAACGGCGGCGGCTTCGGAAACATCCTTGCCCAAGCGTTTCAGCATGGTCGGGGTGATGGTGATCGGCTTGATCTTGCCGTCAACCTTCACCATTCGATCCAGCAGTTGGCCCATCTCGGACGGAGAAACATCACCATCCCCATATGCGTTACGGCGCTGGGCCAGTTGGCCGATCAATTGCCAGCTAGTGCGCTCGATGTAGTCACCGATATGTTCCTCGGAACCCATCACCAGCGCACCACCAGAGGCTGCGTTAAATTTATCCACTTCCTGCGCGATCAGCTCGGTGGCGGCGGTGGACACTTGGTCTTGAAATACGTAAAGGCTCATAATTTTTACCCTTGTGATTTGATGATATTGCGAGCGCGGTCAACCATTGAGCCGCTATTTGTTGAACCGCCAGCACCACCAGCAGGTTGAGGCACACCACCAGCACCACCAGCGGGATTGCCTTTTACCAATCGCGGGTATTTCGCAATCAGTTGCTTCTTCAATTCGTCCACAGTGAGGGCTGAGCGTTTGCCGTCAGCATCGAATACAACGGTCTGCATTTTGCCATCAACCTCAGCCAAGCCAAGACTGCCGCGCAATTTGTCGGCCAGCAGTTCGGCACACTCGGCATCAACGGCGATATCCATAGCTGCTTTCTGGGCTACGCTATCAACAAGGACGCTTTGCAGTTGAGCGTTTGCTGCGGCAACTTTTGCGGATGCCTCTGATTCTAGCTTGCTGTACTTCTCCTGCCAGCTCTTGTCGAGCGCGGATACATCGCCAGATTTGCGGGCGGCCTCTTCGCTAGCGATGCGGGCAGCCTCAGCCTCTTCCTTTGCCTTTGCCTTTGCTGCCTTGGTCTCGCCAAGTAGCTTTTCATGATGGCCGCGCAAGGCTTCCAATTCCGCTTTCAGCGCATCCACATCAACGGTTTGCTCTTGCGGCTGCTCTTGAACTTCATCACTCATGGTCACAGACCCTCACTGTTAGCCCCACGGGGGCGGTTTGCATACATTCTACTGTTTATCCAACCAGTTAGCAAAATCAGAGACTTTTGCAGGCTTGAGCGCCTTGTCTAGTGCTAGCTGGCGGAACTTGGTGTTCGTCATCTTCTCGCTCTTGATGGCCTTGGCAACGGTCGGCCCGTATGCCTCTGTCAGCTCAGAAAGCGGCTTTTTGCGCAGATAGTCAAAGGCTGTCATCGTCTGCGGCACGTACCCATCTTCGCTTGAGCGGGTAGCGCCTTTCTGTAGCAGCTCGCTTAACTCAGTCTCCGGCATGGTCAGGCAGCGGCAGCGGGGATGGAGAGGGTATTTCGGGGCCTTGTCGATAGCCACCACTTTACCATCAAGCGCGGCACACCCTACGCAAACCCGGACATCGAGGGTGGCGATACAGCGCACCTTCTTGATGTTTGACGCCTTGAACACCGCTTCCCGCTGCTTGTTGTAAGCGTGCTGCATTGCCGTGGCGATAACCGATTCAATGTCGCGGCGCTTGAGCGTATCGACTACCGATTTAGCCTCTCGCACAGCCTCATCGAGAGTTAGGTTTTTGACCATGCTGGATTGAATAGACTTGGTGAGCTTATCCACCGCGTCAGATTCTAGACCTTTAACAAACGGCTCCAGCAAGTCGCCAGTAGCGGCAATAGGGCTCTCTAACGCCTGTCGCCACGCATCGGAAACGCGCTTTAGCTTGGCCTTGGTAACAAGCGCAGTCTGAACGCCAACGCTCATGGCTTGGATATCAGTCATCGCCTCGTCTAGCGCAGGGGCCAGATGCTCGCTTGCTGCCTGCTCGATTGCATCAATGATAGCTTGCAGGCGCTCAGGCGCAGGGACTCCAGTCTTTGCCAATGAAGCAAGGATTTCATCAAGCATCTGATTTGCGGCGGCCTTGAGATCGCGCTCGATCCCAAGGCTCATTCGCTGCACCCATAACGCTAGTTCGATTTCCTGCTCAAGCGTCAGCATTCACAGCCCCCTCTTTGCTGGCCTGCCAATCGTCAAACTCCTCGGTGATGATCCCGTCTGACTTCATCACACGATGGAAGTCAAAGTCAGTAATCGCCCCGCCCAACCACTCCGCCATCAACTGCTGGCGCTCCTGCGCAGTCATCTTGTTGGTGCCGAAGTTGGTGTCTAGCTGATACAGCATTTCCTCAGTATCACCGGAGTATCTGGCGCACCAGTTCAGCGCCTTGGTGTAGGCCGTTGAGAGGTTATCGCAAGCGGCTGATAGACGACTGGTGTACTGGATTTGATCGCCCGCAGCCTCGGTGGCAGTCCGCTGAGTGCGCTCCGGCTCAATGATGCGAGCACACAAGGCGATCATATCCGCCTTCTTGTCATCCTTGAGCTTGAGCGCCAAGTCGTTAGGGTCTGACTGCACAATCTGAATGTCGCCATCAACGTCCAGCGGGATTGCTCCGCCCATATTAATCTGGCCTTTAAGCACATCCTTTAGCCATGCCGCCTTCATCTTCACGGCAACAGTTGGGCGCATCTCAAACGATGAGATTTCGCAGTCGGCAGAGTTGCGGAAGTGGCCGATGTTGAGGTGGGCGATCTCCTCGATAGTCGGCGCGTCTGGGTCTGCTGCGTTGTTCTCCGGGCCAAGGAATGCGAACGGGATTTCGCGCCAAGGATTGCCGCTAGAATCTGTCGGTACGCCGGACATTTCAACCACCAGCTCGAACTTGCCATTAGTTGCAGTGCGATACACTTCTACCACGTAAATCCCATCAATCAACCGCAAGCAGCGATATTGATCGCCGTATTTAGCCTCGAACCCGTCATCCTCTTTGATATACTTTTCATGCAGCACGACCAGTGTTTTGTCGCGCCAGTTGATGATGCTCTCTGCGCTGTACGCCAGAATTACTGGTCGGACTTTCTTCTCCTCCTGCTCTGCGCGTGATAGTGCGCCAGCGCCAAGCGGGTAATCAACCCACAGGCCAATGCGGCCTTTAGTCAGCATTGCGGCCAGCGCCCCCTTGGCTTGCTGCTCAAGTGACACGCCAGAGCCATCAACATCCTCTTGCAGGTAGTCAGGCGCTGTAACCGCTGGGTAGCGATAGAATGCCAGCCCGACAAATCCAGCCACCGTTGAGCCCGAGAAGCCGGAATAGCGCGCCAACTTCTGATAGCGAGCGTTGCGTTGCCTTGCCTGCTCGCTGTCGTTACCTTCCGCTAGGCTGCAAAGGTACTTGTCAGCCTTTTGGCTCATTACGTGCGGGCCCGCTACCGCGTCAGAGCAAACCTGCCAGCGCGGCAGGAATGCGTCATATAACGGGTGTTTTGCGTCTACTTTCATTTTACACCCTCGATATCTGAGCATTTTACAGGCTTACACATGCCCACGCCGCCAGCGCCCTGCTCAACCATGCAGATGGGGCCGCCATCAGCAATTCTCACTTTCATGCGATCTCCTATGCCCAGACATATTGCGGGGTTTCGACGGTAACGGTCACCGGAGACAGCGCTGCGGCCAGCTCGGCGTTAGTGGTGCGAACGTTGGCGTGATAGCCAGGGACTACCTCCACCACTTCCTGCTCAATGCCGTCCACAACCTGCACTTCGCCAGTGGAGCGAGTGATCGCGCCCTCCGGCAGCAGTAGCAGAGACGTAGAGTGGCCTGGGTGATAGATAACACCGGACTCCTCATCTTGAAGAAATCCGGCAGCAAGTAGAGCGGCGAACATGGCTGCCTCATTGACAGCCTTTAAGTTGATGTCGATGAATGTTGTCATTTGATGGCCTTTAGTTGCTCAACCGAGAAAAATTTGTGCCAGATTTTGAAATCGCGCACGGTTCCATAACCCGTGCGCGATTCAGCACCTGCGCGACATAACAGGCCGATACTCCCTGCCGAGCGCGAAAGGGCATTTGGCATGACAACGTTTCCCGTTACAACGGTGTTGCCAACTCTCAGCGCTACCGCGCCAGTGGCACCATTAAACGTAAACGCCACAACCTGCGCCTTCGTCATGTCAGGCTTGAGGGCGCTAACCCACTGCACACCAAAAACAGAAACCACGACAAACCCGTCGGCGTTAACAGCCACTCCAGAACCTGGCGTAATATCAAGCGCATCAATAAGAGCGGTCGACTCACCTACACGCAAATTTGTCTTGATAACGGCACTCATCGTTATCTGCATATCAGACGATGGAGCACCATTACCCGCATACGGGATTCCGAGAAAACCCGCCGCCCGAGTTACAGCCGCGCCGTTAGTCTGGATGTAGGAAGTTGCGAAAGGGAGTTCTTCGACTTGCAAGTTACCAATCAACATGCCATCCCCCACCGCGTCAGCTATAAATGCCCCGTTGTTACTTAATCGCAGGCTTGCGGTAACATTCAGTGTGGTGGTGGTCGTTAATTTTGCCATATAGAAACCATCACCAATTGGTGTGATGGTGGCAGATGATCCTGATGGGACACCGCGGACACTGCCTGATTTCAGATTGAACGTGGCAGCGAACATCCCGTCGAGGGCAACGACAATAGACCCAATCTCCTCCGCTTTTGCAATAAAACTGATCGTTACAGTTTTCCCCTGCGTCAGCGTGGTAAGAATAAAGTTTTTAACTGTATTGCTTGTATTTGCTGCTGCGAACTTAAAAACATCCCCGAGCCGAGATGCGACAGGTTTGAGAGTGTACTCCTGCGATGTAGGGTTCGGGTTTTTGCTGTTAAGTACCAAATTCGTGCTCAACCCCTCAATCAGCAACCCTTCTTTCTCAAACCGCGGCTCATTCACAGCGGCAGTTTTAAGAAATCCATCCTTACCGACGTAGGTCGCCGTTGAGTTGCGGGAAAGGCTGACCATCCGCGCCACCACATCCGACCCTACCAGCACATCGCGCCCATAGCCGGTTACCATCCGCAGGCTATCAGAGAGCGGAGCCCACACATCAGGCAGCGGCAAGGCGGCCAAGCCAATCGCATCGGCTACGGTGTTTAGCCCAGTGATCTGACTGGCGCGATCGGCCTCAAATTCAGCTTTGTCCGCGTGTGATTTAGCCAGATCAGCCTGTGCCGCGCCATCCTCCGCTGATTTAATTGCGGACGCCTCAGACCTTGTTGCCGCTGACTCAGACCTTTCTAGCCACTCGGTAATCTGCTGAATGTATTCAGGGGTTGCGGGTTGCCATCCAGATTGCTCAAGAAGAGTTGGCAGGTCTTGCCCAGCAACCGTATCTGACGCAACAACGATTTGCCCGATTGCTGTGGGGTATGTATTTCCGGTGCGTAGCATTACCGCATAAGCCCCATACTCAAGCGTGACGTCATACTCGCCAGCGCTATCGGTTCTAATGCTAACCCCCATTCCGGTTAGCATCGGAGTGAAGTTCTTACGAGACGTGAACTCGATTTCGCAGTTGGTGCCCGGCGTCCCATCCGGCAGCTTTAGCGTTCCTTTTACTCTGTAACCCATAATTCAGCCCTTTTGCTGGTTGATGCCATATCTTACCACCCAATCACGATATTTCCCGCATTGCGGTTTCGATTCACAGCCATTGCTAGGTAGCGGAATGCGTCAGCGCCGTGGCTTGCCCAGTCATGCAGCGGCCTGTCATTCCACGCTCCAAGCCTTGCATTCCACTCCTTGCGGTATGATTCAAGGCACTTTACGCCGTCAGCTGTTGCCGCCTCATCAAAGCAGCACCTTGGCAAGGTCTCGCGGACCAGCTCTATCCCCTCATCAACCCCCATAATCTTTAGTACATGGAAATCGACCGAGTATGTTTCTCCGTCAATCACAAAGCCCTCTGCGGCTATCTGCTTGCGGCTCTTTGCATCACCACCAAACTCTCTATGGGTCATGTCGTGCGGGCCGTAGTGCTCGCCATATCGCCACCCTCTTTCCTCTGCCATGGTCTTGAGCACCTTGAAGTAGTGCCTCATACCCTCGCCGCTGTTTTCGTAGTATCCGACAATGTGCAGCTTGTCGCCTATCTCTTGCCAGAACCAGATGGCGGTAGAGTCACCCACCCCCAAGTCCCATGCCGTGTTCACTGGTGCGTCATTGCTTGGCATTTCACCTATGCGGCGCTCTGCGTAGATGGCGGCAAACTGGCGAGCGTAATAAGCGCCCTCAACAGCCTGGGCAAACGCTTCCTCTGGCGTTGACGGGTATTCCCGCTTCATATCCTCGCCTTGAGTTCGCTCCTTGGCTGCGTACCATCGCTTTTGGCCTTCAGTTAGCGTAATGCCGTGCTTTCCTTCCAGCTCCGAGAAGTAGTCAACAAGGCGCGATGGAATTGTTCCAGTCGGAAGCGTGTATTCCGGATCGCGCCACCATGGGAAGAAATGAAACTTGAACTCCATCCCCCCTTCCGGCTCTCTCCCCATGTCGGCCAGCTTCTTGGCATCCATGCAGTAGGTGTAAAAGTATCCCTGCTTGCCTTCTGCCGTGCTCTCGATGGTGATGGATCCATTCTTGCCAACGGCGTTAAATGCCCCCGTCACAATCTCTTGCGCTTTGTCTGGGTACTTCTTGCATATCTTGCCGAACTCGGACACGTGCAGACTTTGCAGTGTGCCGCCACGGTAGCCGGTTGATACGCCGATACTGGAGCCATTACTGAACACGTAGCCATTGTCTTTGTCATTGCGTGGCGTTGGTAGCGCGTAACCAATGTGGGCCAGCAGAGAGATAACCTTTGGCGTTATCGCCTCATAGGCAAAGCGTATCTTGTTGCGGTAAATATCCTTCGAGTCTTTATCGTTGTGAGCGATACAGCCAGCCGAGAAGTTTTTACGGAACAGGCATGAATCCAAATCGTGGATCATCTTGAAGGTGGTAAAGCCCAACTGCCTAGCCTTAAGGATAATGTCAGACTGGTGCGAGTCGATGTAATACGACTCTTGGGCAGCGTTTGGTGTGAATAGAACCTTCTGCCCGTCCTTGTCCTTGATATAGTACATGCAGCAAAGCCGGAACCACTTTAAGCGTAGTCCGGCCTTCCATTCTTCCTTCGTTAGCTTCTTGGCGCGAAACTTGGCAACAAGAGGTTTTGCCCTCTTTACCTCATCAGCTCTCGTCATCTGCACTCATTAACTCGTCAAAATCCTCAGACACAGAGATGCGCTGCTTAATCTCAAACGCGCCAACGTTGATATGCTTGCCGATTAACTCAAGGTTCTTCACCTTGTCAGGCCATTTGATCTTCTTGAGGATTGCGGCTGTATCCCCGCTTTGTATCTCCATCACGTCAATGCCGGATAGAGTTGTACGCCACACCTTCGGCCACTCAGCAACAGCCTTAACAGAGCCATCAGGCATTAGAATATCAAGCACGTCCATAGAGTCTATTTCAACAAGGCGCTTTAGGACGTAATTGGCGTCAATCTTGACCTCTTCACAGCGAGACGCTTTCAGCTCTGCGATTCGAATCTGAATATCTGGTTTTTTGAGGTTCTCGCTACCAATCTTCCCGGCTGTATTTTCGCTATATCCTGCCCTGATTGCTGCCTGGGTGGCATTCAAATCCACTATATACTCTTGGCAGAACATTTCTTGTTTTGCATTAAGTTCAGCCACTGGCCGCACTCCTTTATCCACTGGATGTGTGCCTATTGTACGCCATAAGCCGCATAAGCAAAAACCCTCCGAAGAGGGCTTTGGTTAAGACTTCTTTTTTGCTATTGGATATAGGACAAATGCCACCACACCAATTATCAACGCATCAGAAGCCATAGATAGCAATCTTGAACTAAAATCAACACATATAGACAGAATCAAGAAAGCCCAAGCAATTAGCCATCTCGGGTTAGGCATAATCAGACAGCCGCAATCCAAGAGCCTGAGCCACAGCATTCAGCTCCTTCTCTTCCTCTGGCTCGATCTCGCCATCAGCCTCGGCAACAGTAAGCATGGCTAGAAGCACATCTTCCTTCTCGCGCTGATCTCCCTTTACGTCTTGGATTTCCCGAAGGATTTCCATGCGACCAACGCGGTAACCTGCTTTCAGTCGGTCAGTGAAGGCCATCATGGTGGACTGCATCTCTGATCCAAAGTGCTGCAAGGACTTATGGGAGGAAAGCAGCTGATCAATCTTTTGCAGCTCAGACTCCTCACAATCGCCATCGGCAAACGCAATCAGCAGAGTACCGCCAACCATTGCTTCCATCAGGTCGCGGTTTTCCAGCTTCTTAACTTCTGTGCGAGCTGCGTTTACTTTCTTGCCAAACAGTTTACCAAGCATATGAATTCTCCATAAAAAATCCCTGCTGTGTACCTCAAGGCGCCAGCCAATCCGAACCACTCCGGACGAGATACACAACAGGGATTAGTGGTTTTTGGCTGGCGAGTTAATGCTAGCATCGTGACTCCAACAGTCAACCAAAATACAGAAAAAAATCACTGTACCAGCTTTGTGAGCCTGATAAGAGATAGGATTGCCAGCATATCCACAATGCGCCATGCGGCCTCTATCACATCACCTACGCCGTACCGCTCATGACTTGCCGCCCCAATAAGATGAAGAACAACCATTGCAACAGCAAGGATTGCCACTGGAGCAACAAGCTGAGACCTTGCTACATCATCAATCCTTTGCAGTGATGTGATTGCCACACAAAACAGGATTGCAGCTAAAGTAACATTAATACTAGACATCAACAGGAATACGCTCATTTTCTACCCCCGAACCATCTCACCAAGATAGCTGGATCTTTTCTGATGCGCTCACCTAGCCCCATCACAGCCTCGACAATGTAATCTGATAGCATGGCAGCCAGAGCCACGGATATGAACAGCGGCCCCCTGTCCATGTGTGGCTGGTTCTCCACAACAAGGAATGTAATCAGCAGGCTGGCGATCACAGACCTCATGATAGTCATTGCCGTTTCCCTCTTGTTGCTGAATGCCTTGCTGACAGACACAGCAACCAGAGCTATCAACCAGGGTATCCCGTGCGTCGCCGCTAGCCTTTCAAACTCATCTCTCATACGATGACATCCCGAATGATGGTATTATTATCTGTGGCAATGATAACACCGTTAACCATAGGGGGCATAAATGGAAACGTTGCAGCTGATTTTCAGCACTGTCG